ATGTCTTCGGACAATAAAAAAGCACCTTACATATTCGTAAAGTGCTTAATCCGCTTTTTCTGTTTTTTCTGTTTTAACTGCTTTGTCTCTCGGCTTTTTGGGAGCGTCAGACTTGACCTCTTCTGCAAAACCGCCGTCAATGAGTTCCTTTGCTCTCTGCTCGGAGCATTCAAAAACTTCATTCACAGGTCGTGTTACATAGCCGTTCTGCCTGTCGTTAAATGCTGTTGTTACTCTGATTTTCATTCTGTCACCACCTTTCTAAACCGGTCGAAATCGACGGGTTTAAATACAATAAAAAAGCACTCTGATTTCTCAAAGTGCTGATTTGATGTATTTAGTTCTGTTACGGCAAGTTACAGGCAAGTTAAGCAATGCCGTGAACAAGCCGTTTTTCTTGCTCCGAACATATTCTCGGCAAGTTAAACAACAAAACCGCCCTTTTTACGGAGCGGTTAAGATTTATGCTGTTTCTCTTTGTGTTCGTTTTATCTTCTCGTTTTTCACAATCATAATTTCTGATTCAAGTCTTTTTATTTCGGCATCTATTTCTTCATTTGTCATATTTTTTATTTCATCAGGAATAATAATTCTATCATCAATGAAATACTTCTTATCAGCCATTATAAGACACCTCCCAAAAATTAATATCAAATGACTGTGATAATTTTTTAATAGTTTTTACTTGAGCTTCCATTTCAGAAAAACCGCCATTCATATATTTTTGAATGTACAAATTATAAAGCTTTGGGTTAATCATTTCATTGGAGTGATACCCGTAAAGTACGCCATTGTGACAAGCCACAAAACATTTAGCATATCCGTTATTAGCACAGGAATTAAAGTCTTCAATGCTTGGTGGCATACTACTTGGGTGTGTATGAATTGTTACAACATTATTATTTGTCTGAATACATTTCTTTATTCTATCGGTATATGTTATTGTTCGTTCATCAGCACTGTCGGTTACAGATAACATAACTCTTCCTGTTTCACCGTCAATCCAATACATATCCTCAAAAGCCGTTCCGCTTCTGTGTTTTAATGCTTTTTTAGCACAATCGTAAAGTGACTTGTTGACTTCTTTATTATCAGTAGCACTATCATACTTGCGTTTATATTCGCCGCTGTCAACATAAGTTTTATTAACAAGCGTACTTTTATTGCGTCCATAACGCTGATTTTCAAGAGCCACAACATCACTTCCTGATTTCATTATAACAGTTTTTTTAGATTTTGCAACAGATTCAGGCAAACTATTCCCTGCTTTTTTCGCCTTTTCTTCAAGCATATCAGCCCTATCGTGCCACTCATCGGCTCGGGTTTGGGCAATGCGTTTATTGTCCTCGTCAAGACTGTATTCGGCACGGCGGTCAAAGCGTTCTGCCTGTCGCTGTGCATACTGCTGTTTTTCCTCAATTCCTCGCTGACGGTCAAGCTCTTTGATTTCATCTTCAGACAACGGTGCGTCCAAATCATCAAGTTCGGGATAATATGTACTTGTGCTGTCCTTACATCTCGGATGAAACAAACCTTTCTTGATTGCGGTTGAGAGGAGCGGATAGTTTCCGTCTGACTTATTGCCGTTTGAATAAACATCGTCAATAAACACCTTGCCGATATATTTTGCACAATCGGGGCAACCGCCCTGTCTTGAGTTCACAACAACAAGGGATACTCCCCATTCGGCTCGCTTTTCGCCCTCACCACGCAGATAGGCTCTTTTGTTGGCCGTTTTAACCGCCATGTCCGCATAATCCGAGAGCGTGTGCCTTGCACCGTTCTTGTATTCCACACAATTAAGACCTGCGTTGAGCATATCTTTGCAAGCTATATCAACGGCTTTTTCGTATGTAACCGCACCCGTGTTCATTGCAACCTGTGCGTTAAAAATCGCCTTGCGGTACTTGTCGTTGCTCATACGCAAAACCGCCGTTTCTGCCCTCTTTAAATCGTCTGTGGTCGATTTTATGAGTGCGTCAAGTTTACGGTCATTCACCTTAAAAAACTCGGCTGTGCTGTGTGCTGACGGCTTTTTCGGGGCTTTGAAACCGTCCTTGACAGCTTCAAGAATTTCTGCCTCCTGACTTGCATTTCCGTCAGCTTTGGCGGTGCGAATCATCTCTTCAACCTTGCTGTTAATGGCTTTGAAACGCTTGCCGAATTTCTTTGCGTTGTGCTTACGGTACTCTTCAAGACTTTTGAGCTGTTCAGCCTGCCATTGTGTCCAGTTGTAACCCTCTTTGGTTTCTTCGGCTCTGTGACGGCTGAAATTTCTCATCATGCTGTCAATCAGTTCATCTTCGATTTTTTCAAAGGCTTCTCTGATATTGTAATCACTCATTGTTTACCTGTGTATCGTTCTGTTCGGGATTGCTTTCGGTTTTTTCTGCATTATTTTCCGCATTTTCTTCATCATCTGCGTTATTGTCAGATTCTTCTGTGTCGGTAAGGTCCACATCGTCAAGCTCCGATTTTTCTTCTTCGCCTGCAATGCCCTGTTCTTCCTTAATTCTCTGCACCTCTTCGGCTTTCCAATCCTCCGACTTGCTGTCGCCGTAAAGCTCGTCAACCGAGGTTTCAACTGACATCAAACCGCCCTGTCTTGCTTTTGACACGGTTTCAACCTGACTTTCAAAGCTCGGATTTGCATATTCGCCGAAGTTTACTGATACTTCCAAGCCCTCAACAATACCCTTGCCGTTAAGTTCACCGTCTGCATTGAGTACAACTGCAACAAGGCTTTGAAGTGCGTTCTGCGTGATTTTGACAAGATTCTGCCTTGTGTAAAGGGTTGTCTTTTCCTTTTCACGCTGAGCGTCTGCATTATCAAGCTTCTTCGTATCAATGCCGAGAGTTGACGGCGATATAATGCCCTGTAAGCAGAGGTCGAGGGCAGTAATGTATGAACTCAAATAGCTTTCGTGCTGAATCTGCGGACTTTCGGTGTAAATCCTGTTGCCGTTGCCGTTTTCAGACATATCGTTGCCCACGGTGATAAATCGGTTGTCAAACGGATTTGGCGATATTGGCTGACAGGTTTCGGGATTTCTCGGAACAAAGCAATCAGGCACATACTGCTTCGTTCGGCAGGCTCTGAGTGCGTCCATCCACTGTGACCACACTTCATCAAGGCTGTCGAAAGCGTCTGTTTTTATGCCGATAATGCCCGCACCTCTGCCCTTGTGACACGATTTGCCGTAAAGGACAGGTACAGCCCACATATATGATTCGTCAAATGTAACGCCCTTTGAATCAATCCACGAAAGAGCGTCAACCGTGTGCAGGTCAATCTCTTTGCCGTTGTCATCGTACAAAGCATAGTGAATATAGCCGTAACCGTATGTTTCTTCAAAACGGTAACGGCGGTGTTTTTGCGTGTAATCGGTGTAAAACTTAACCTCTCGGATTCTGCCGCGCACATATGTAAAGTCGATGTTTTCGGCAGGATACCATTCAACAATCGGAACATCTGATACAGCCGTGTCAAAGCTGACCTTAAAAGCACCGTCACCGACAACACATAGGTCACGGAGCATTTGCTTAACCGTGTCGGACAATTTGTTCTGCTTTTCAATATCTTCCCAACGCTCAGCATAAGCGGTTGAATTTTTACTTGTAACATCTGTGCCGTTGTAGTCGGCAATTACGATATTCACAAGCGTTTCGCAGATGAGTGCCGGCAAGCCCGTGTGTATTTTACGGATTTCAAGCCCCTTTGTGCTTTTTGCCGCCCAAAACATAGTTTTGTTTGTATCAATCTGCTTGTACAGCTCCGCAAGCTGTCTGCTGTTGCCCCAATACCAAATGCGATTGATAAAGCACTCGGTCAGATGATTGCTTGTTTCGGTGACGGTAATTGTTTTGTCGCTTGCAGGAGTAATCTGCAAAAAGTTTTTAATTCCCGATCTGATAGATTCAGCCATTCTGTTAATCAGCCCCATTTATTTCACTTCCAATAATATTTTTAAACGGCAGCCACGCATATTGACCGCTGTTAATGCAATGGTCGTGACCGTCCTCGGGTGTGTTGTCTTTATCCTCTCGCCAGCTGTAAATTTCAAACTCGGCAATCGTGTTTTTACAATGTTCAAGCACAAAATAACAGTCGGTGGCAAGCCAGCCGAGTACAAGATTGATTCGGTCGATAATCTTCGTTTTCTTCCATGCATTTGCAAAGTCATAAACACAGCCGTGCTGTCGCTTATACTTTTGAAATTCGGTAATAGTCGCTTGGTCGGCGCTGTCAATAAAAGCCGTGCGTGCAAAGCCCCATTCATCACGGTTGCGGTCAAGAAAATCAATAAAATTCTTCACCGTGTCACTCGGGGCAATAGGTGTTTGCATTTCAGCGTTGTTATAAACTCTTTCATCAAGCTGAACACACTTGCCGTGATTGGTAATACCGTAAAATGTCATTGCGATAGTGTCAGGCGACTTCTGCGAATAGGCGGTATCAAGACCTGCGGTGAACTGAACAAAGTGTTCCGACTTGCGGTTACAGTTCAAAAACTTTCCTGCCCACTCTTTTGATTTGATATGTCTTGCCCTCTCAAAATTCGGGAACACAAGACCTGTTGCTCTGCCTCGCAAACCTAAGATTTTATTTTTATAGAGCTTTGTACCTTTCGGTGCAGAGTTCTTTTTCTTTTCAATCTGTTCGGGTGTAAGACTTAAATTGTCGGCAAAAGAAAAGAACCAATACCGCCAATTCGGTACAGGTTCTTCGGTAAGCTCCGCCGTAATCTCGGAAGGAACATCGTTTTCATATTTTTTAAAAGGACGGGAGCGGTTGACAAACTCCTTATATACAGGCAGGCTCGGATCATCGGGATTCAGCGTTGCAAGCATATAGTCATTACGGGTTGACATCTCTCGGATGAACTCGATATCGGCGGTGTTGATTTCGTCAATATACACGCACCCAAACTGCGCACCAAGAACCATTTCCCATTTATCCCGACTGCTGTAACCGAGAATATAGATAATTTTGTCCTCAAACTTGATATGCGGCAGCTTGTAATCCTTGTCGCCGTTACCACAATAGACAGCGTTGCGGTGCAAGTCGAGAATGCCGTTGTCCTGTTGAATTATAGTTTCCTCAGCCTTGCCCGTAGTTTTGGCGGCAATTGCGTGAAGCTTCTTCGGCGACTGCGACACCATTCGCATGAACTTAACGCCTGCTCCGACGGTAGTTTTGCCGGACGCTGTAGTTCCTTCAAGAAATTCAGCCGACACATTTGTTGTGTTGATAAAGTCGATATACTTTTGTGACAGCGGAAATTTGTTACTCACTCAGTCCCTCACCACCCAACTGTCTGAACACATCGGATAGCTTTTCGGACTGCTCAACCTTTGCGTCAACCTTAACGGTGTATTCGCCCGTCATCTTGTTGAGCGTGTCAATCGCCCTGATTCTGTCGGAGGTGTCCTGCCCGTCATTCCTTGCAATGTCGGACAAAGCAACCTGTCTGTCCTTTGCACTCATAATGCGCTCGTTCTTGAGCTTATCGGAAAGCTCCTTGATGTATTTTGAAACTCCAACATTCTCCAACAATTCATACGCTCTTGCATTTGCGTAATTCTCGGAATATCCTGCCTGTATCGCACTCTGAACGGTGTTACCGCTCTGCGCATAATATTCCGCAAACTTCCTCTGTCTTGCATTTAATTTGTCTTTCACGGTATCACCTCTCTTTGTCTGAAAATTCTAAAAATAAGCAAAAGAAAAGAGAGTACTAAATGCACTCTCCATTAATCAGTATTAAGCGTTAAAGCATTAATTCTGTCATTCAATTCTATCAATGTATTTTTCACATTTAGATAGTCTTTAGGTGTAAAAGATTTATCATTCCTACTATTAAGCATCACATTATTAGCTCTCAATAATCTTCGATAATAGGAAACAAGTAAATCGAGATTATCTGGACAATTACTCAATGCATCTTTGCATTCCATAACCAGCCGTGCAAAACTACGTCTATTGAGACCACAATTTAATTCATCGCTAACATTTTGCGTATTAGAAAGCAGTCTTATTGAGTCTTCCATAGCATCTAACTTTGAATATATTGATTTCATCATAATTCTATCGAAAACGACCTCATCAACTTTGGAATTATCCACTTTTGCATTTTCTAAATTGACTATATTCATTAGTGAAAATGAATCATTTTCATAAGTTTCCTTTATCGCGTTAGCAATATCATCTTTTGCCTTCATAACATTTTCATACAATCTATCTTTCTTATAAAAAACAGTATTAATTCCTGCTACATCAAAAATTTTATCAGTAACATCATCCTGTATCAAAACTACTTTTTTACCATAGGCTTGTCGAATTCCTAATTCATACATAACATTCGGATTTCTTGAACTTAAATCACAAATTGCCATATCACATTCAGCTAAATTTTTCAAAATTTTTTGCATTATCGAATCACATATTTGATCGTTATCTGCTCTTATAGGTTCAAATCCTGCTTTTTGGACAGCAGGAACAATTATCTGTTCGTATATTTTATCAAAATGACCTGTAGGATATTTTGGCTGGTCTGATATAGGCATTATAACAAAACAGGTTTTTGCCTTATTTTCTTCGCTCATATACAACTCTCCTTAGTTATAATATACCACTAATCTATCATATTATTGGACACAATTCAACAGATTTTACATTTTTCTGTAAACCGCACAATTTAGAAAGTAATAATTTGTATAAAATAACCACACACAACACAAAACCGCCCTCAAACGAGAGCGGTCTGTGCGATTTTTTATCTTAGGAGAGTTCTACATATGTCCTGTTTGTTGCTTTCTTCAGTTTACATTATACCGCACCTAAAACGGAAAAACGGACAAATTTACCAATGGTGGCGGTTGCACATTTTTCTTATATTGTCGGGGGTATTGATTCCGCCTGTATCGACTGCAATCTTCGCCCAGCTGTATTTTAAGCCGAGGTGCATAAACAGGCAGTTTTCCACAAAATCATCCCGTGAGAGGCTATTCAGAGCCGAGTTCCTGCGGATTTCAAGGTTCTGAATATCACGCTGAATATCGGCAATCTGCGCCACCGCATTGCCCACCCTGTCGGATGTCTGACCTGACGGAACAATTCGTTCGCCCAGCGTCACCGCCGTGTTGTCCGCCTCAGCCTGAATCCGTGCCATTTTCGCCCTGAGCCGTAAAATCTCTCGGTTGATATCCTTAATTTCTCTCGCTGTCAATCCGTATCTACCTCGCTTTCAAGCCAATGTTTTGTGCAGTCAATACAGCTGCCATTGAATCGCTCTTCCATAGGGCAACCGACATACGGAGTGCCATACGGGCAGTCGAAAAAACTCATACAACTCCGAGCCATTTCGTCAATTGACATCTGTTTGATTGTTTCAAAGTTTGTCATTCTTAACTTTTCGTAGCAACTGATTCTCTGGATGTGCGATACTCTGAATGCAGTATTTTTAACCACTTTATTATTTACATCAGTGCAAAAATAAAAATTAACTGGTATTGATAAATTAGGGTTGTTTTCAAAGGCTTTTTCACCCGTCTTATGTAAAGTGCCCTCAATTACAGTGTTATCCAAAAGAGTAATTGTCACACATTTGCCTAAATACCTTTCAAGCTCATTTCTTTTCATTACTCTTCACCGTCCTCAACAGTCTGATTCCAGCACTTAACGCAGTTATTATCACAATCATCTATGTCCGTCAGTCCTAACGCACGTGGACATACACCTTTAGGTGTTCCGTCATCGTCAAGCGGAGCGTTCGGATAATTCTCCAAGAACTCCGTAAGAAATGTCTTTGGCGGATGTTCATCCGACCATTCCTGCACAGCCTTAACCGCCTTTTCGGGATAATACATTTCAAAATCTGAACAGAATAAACCTTCACCGTTGTTATTACTAGACAAAGGACAGTTGCTACAGTTAATTTCACACAGTCCGTTCTTTGTTCTTTTCGCCATCTTCAACTTTTCAGCAAAATAATTTTCGGTTTTTGCACAGTCAATCATTTTCTTCGTCTCCTTCAAAATTAACAACTTTTCCGTTGTCTGTGTAATCTCTGCGGTCAAATTCAAGTTTCAGTTTGTCGATGACAACCCTGTCGATATGTTCCCAAAAGACTTCGTCAGTGTCGGAGTGTTCGACTATCTCGGTCATAGACTTTAGTGCCTTTGCACATCTATCACGACCAAAGCCGAAATCCTTATGCAAGGCAAATACGATAGTCTTAAAAATTCGCCTTGTGGCGTCCGCAATTTCCTTGTCCTTGACTTTCTGATATTCCCTGTCTGCAAGGCGGTTAATTTCCGCCATAGCCTCCTTTTTCAGCTTAACTGGTATTCTCGCTTTCAATGCGGCTTTCTCTCCTTTCAAATTCACAGACAAAGCCTGTGCTTATGGGCTTGCAAAACCTGCAATGCTTACAGCAGTAAACGCAAATGTACGCCCCGAATCGTTCATTTACCGCTGCACATTTGCACCGCTGAATCTGCAAACTTCCGTACAAATTTCTGCATATTCCACATTGCTTTTTGTTTTTATAAAAATCAGTAATTTTCATTTATTCCCGTGAACCTCTGATGATTTCCGTCAAACACAAAACTGATTCTGCCCGTCCAGCCGAACTTGTTCTTGTCAAGTAACACCTCTGTTTGGGCGGGGTCATTGTTTGCCTTGTCAAGTACATACGGTCTGTGCAAAATAAAGATGTAATCGCCGTCCTGCTCCAACGCTCCCGACTCTCTGAGGTCGGACATCGTGGGGGCATTTTTCCCCTCTCGTGTCATCTGTGACAGGGCGATAATTACGCAACCCGTCTTTTTGGCAACCCTTTTAAGCTCAGCAGAAATGTAATTGATTTTTACTCGGTCATCTGCAAAACTTTTCGCCGACTGTACAATCTGAATAAAGTCGATAACGACAACATCGGGCTTGACCTCGACAATTTTTGAGCAGATATTTTCGATGTTATAGACATCATCAAGCACAAAAACATAGTCACGCATTGCATTGATTTGGTTCTCAATTTCAATAGCTCTGTCGGCAAGATTCCGCTGTTTGGCAAAGTCTGAATAATCAATATTGAGCATATCAGACATCATTCGTTCAAAGACCATTTCAGCGGTCATTTCAAGGCTGAAAACCAGTGAGCGGATTTTTCGTCTGAACTGATTGCGGACAATATTCAGAGCGAATGAAGTCTTACCTGTTGACGGTCTTGCACCCACAATTGCGAAAGTGCCCCGTTCAAGTCCGTTTGCAACAACATCAATGTCTGCAAATCCCGTTTTGATTAACTGCTTTTTTCTGAGTAGTGAATCGAGGAATTTGTTGGCATTTTCCTTAGCCTGCTGTTCGGTAGTGCCGATTTGTATTCGGCTTTGCTCATCTTCAATTGCTTTCTGAACATTTCCGATTGTCACATCGTCCGAAAAAATCAGCCTGCCGAGGTTATCTTTGAGCCGTTTTTTGCTCGCCCATTCCTTAAGGCAGTCTATGTAGTCGTTAATCATTGACGGAGCAACTGCCGATTCGCAACATTCAAGCAAGAGCCGTTTGCCGTTCTCATCAAGATTTGACAGCACCTTGATTTTGTCGATTCTGCCGTAGGATTTATAGACCTCGTTTATAATCTCAAAAATGTCTACAAAGACACTTTCAAAATCATCGGCAGAGAGCAACAGCATTTTATCACTCAGTTCCTCTTCATACTGAAAAATCAGACCGAGAACGGCTTTTTGATACTCAATCCCATTCGTCATTTTCTTCGGCCTCCTTTTTTAAACGGAGAAATTCCTCACGACTTATTGTCGGCACTCCATCGTATGTTCCGGAGGCATATGTCTTATGTTCGTTTTTCGACCAGGTTTTTAACAATGATTTCCAATCATCAATCGGCTTATCCGCTATCTGCCATTTTCGCTCTTCGTAATAATCAAAAAACTTCTTTGCATCAACATTCAGATTTTCAGTGCGGACAAACTGTTTAACTTCCGAAAAAGAGGGGATATCTCTTTCTTCCCTTCTTTTCCTTTCTTTCCCTTTCTTATATTGTTGTCGGTCGTTTGTCACCTGTTTGTCATCGGTTTGTCGATTGATTGTCGGACACTTTGCCACTTTTTGATACTGATTGTAATTAAATACAGTAATAATCGAATATTTCGAGGTAGTTTTGACTGCCACTTCGTTTGTCGATTTTAAGTGATTTAGTGCAGTTCGGATACTACGAGTTGAAATATTAAGTTGTTCAGATATTTTGCTAACGCTTGTAACCCACTGTCCTCTTTTTACCGTAATGTTTTCAAAATCGTGATCGTAAACATTTGCGTTAAGGAGAATATGTACAAACACACGCATTGTGTTGGCGTCCTGATACCATCGCCACGATTGGATTTTACGGCTTAATTTGATAAAGGTGTTATCCATTTTCCAATCGCTCCTTCATTTCTCTGTACAGAATTTCTCTGATGATTTTTCCGCTTGTTTCTTCCTTGCAAAAGATTATTTGACAATTGTACCTTGCGAGCCAAGCGAATAAACTTGCAGTTAATGCTTGCGGAGACATCTTGCTTCTGTAACTGCCACTATAGGCTTTTTCCCAGTTTGCGTTTTCAATGAGCAGATAAACTTTCGCACCTGCCGATTTTGCCCGTTCGAACTCCCTTGTGAAGCGTTTTCTGCCCTTGCAATAGCAGGCACAGAGTTCATCAAGGTTCATTTTCCGTTCAATCGACACAGAGCTTGAAATGTCAAACTCCGTGCCGTTGTCGAGAGTTGTTTTTGCTGAATAGTCGCCAAAGTCAAGTTTTTGCCGGACAAACGAAAGTCCCGTCTGTCTTATTCTTCTGCGAAGCCTGTCAGTGTCCTGCTCTCGTGTGTCAACTATGAGCGTCAAGCTTTTTAACGCTCTGCTTACTTCAAACGGATTCATTTATTAAATGAACGGCAAATCATCGTCAATGGGCATATCGGCAAAGCCCTGATTTGTAGATTGAGCAGGCACAGTCTGTTTGTTCTTGAGAGGCTTGTCCTTTGGTTCTGAATAATTGCCCTGCCTTGCGTCATCAGAAGCAATGAACATAAACGGCTGTGTTTTCCAGCCCGATTTGCCTGTTTCAGTGTTTTCCCATTCCTCATTGCGGACAAGCACACCGATTTCCTTGCCTTTAAGTTTGGTTTCGTCCCAATCCCAAGAGTAGCCGCTGTTACTATCTTCAACTGCATTTGTGAAGCTTTTGAATGATTTCTTCGTCCACTCGTCTTTTTCACTTCCGTCATCTTTCGGGACAAAAAGCCTTACAACACCGTGCCATTTCTTGTCCTCTCTGTCCTGACTGCGGTAGTCCTCGGTATAGTAGTTTGCATACTCGCCCTCGGCGATGTCAACGCTCACCCAAAGCATATTGCCAAAGGCGTATTTCTTTTCCTCTGCGCCCATAATTTTGGCTACATAACCGCCTACAGGAAGCTGTTCTCTCTGTGTTACTGCCTGCTGTTTATCCCAATTGTTAATTTTTTTCATCGTTAATTACCTCCATATTGTAGTAGTTTCTAATTTCTTTATCGACCTCTTTAAGGTCGTTGTCGATTTCGTTCGTCGTGAACATTTCCATAGGCGACTTTGCCGATGTTTTACCGTCAGACTGCGTGATGAATCTGTGGCTCTTACCGTCGGTTGTGCAGTAGAGAACTATCGAAAACAAGCCCTCAACGGTCAGCTGATTGTCGAGCATTTTGCCGATTGTCTTAGCCTTAATTTCGCCCATATCATTGCTTTCACAATGATGTAAAAAATAGACGATTTTATCGTCGGGAAGATTGTTTGATACAAATTCAATCAGCTTTTCAAAATTAAGGGCGATGTCGGTAAACTTGCCGTAGCCGACATCCTTCGCTCTGTCAAAGCTGTCAAATGCCATAAGATATTGGCTGTCGTCAATCACGATTGACTTTGCCGAGCACCTTAATAACATCTGCTGTGCAAGAGCGTATCGTGACACGCCCCTTTTTGTTGCCTCTCGATTAAGATTGAACGGTTTTATGTCTGAGCGAAACGGCAACGGCTTATTCGCTACATTTATGACGCTGATTTCGTCAGACTTAAAATTTCTCAGGCTTGCGGATTTTCCGCTTCCGCTTCTGCCGAGAACCATAACGGGTATTCCCATATTTTTATATCCTTTCATTAATTTGTATCGGACAGCCGTCAGGCAATCCGAGTATGTACGGATTGTAAATCATCTTGTTTGTCAGCCTACACCAGTAGCGGTTTAAATCGCTTTCTGAGCGGCAAAACGGGCAGTAGTGACATTTTACTTTATCTTCGGGAAAATGGACTGTGAGCGAAATCTCGCCGTCTGTGAAATATGAAACGCCATTTGGAAACTCCTGTGACATTACTTTTGCCCCCTTGTATTCAGATCTATCTTGTGGCAAATATAGTCGTTAAAATCGTAATTCTTAGAGCGTTCGGCTCGGCGATTATCGCACTCGGATTTATATTCGAGGTATTTTTCACAGTCGCTGTGACAGCGTTCACTTCTCGTCTGACAGCCATAACACGGAGCTTTTATTTTTGCCATGTCTTACGCACCACCAATCGTAGAAGAAATCAATGCCGTCACAATCCAACGCCCATTCCCTGATTCTGCCACAAATCAGCTTTTCGGGCTGAGATTTTACGGGCTTTTTCATAATTTTAAGTGCCGTTTTGTACAGCGTTTTGATTGCAATACCGTCCTTTAGCGATGACAGCTCCGCCTCAAAATCATAGGCACAGTTGACGATTTCGCTCATCAGTTCAACCCTCGGGTTGTCGTAATATCTAATGATGTAGGGCTGTTTGTAATCGTTAACATACCATTCGACGAATGACAAAACTTCACCGTCCGAAACGCTCTTTACAAAGCAGTCATAACACTTACCGTCGAATAATCTTCCAAAATCAAAGTCTTCAAGAACTTCTTTTCGTCCACAGTCCTCGCAGGTAAAAAGCTCCTCAAACTGCCAGTCGTGGCACTTCGGGCATTCTTTCGGCTGTTCATCATCAACCCATTCATTGTTGCAATTTCTGCACCAAAATTCCATTTTTTTAACCTTCCTTCTTGATTTTTTGAGTAAGAAAGGATATAATCAAATTGGTGATATTTGTTATATCCTTGCTATCCGTTGAGGCTTTGCAGAGCTTCAGCGGATTTTTCTTTTTCAGTTGACATTTGAAACACCCACACACTCAAAATTTGCCGTGTCGGATTCAGGCGTTTCAAGGGCTTTGAGCTTGCGTTTTAGCTCTCTGTTCTCGTGACGATAACCGCTTGACGCTGTTTTTTCGAGTGCAAGGTCCGTTCTTGCGTTTCTCAGTTCAATGCTGAGATGTCTGTTCTCTGCTCTGAGGCTCTCATTCTCCTTAAGCAGTTTTCTGCGTGTTCTGAAATCTTTAAATGCCATTTTTCAATGCTCCTTTAACTTAAAAAGTCTGCTACTCTGGCTTTTGAAATACTGTTTCCTGTTTTTCTTTCGCCGAAAATCCTTGAAACGGTTTTCTTGCTTTTTTGCAAATATGTTGCTACTTCATCGTAACTCAACAATTCTTTGCCAGGAAATTTTTCGTCAAGCCTTTCAAGATTTCTGCGAAATAATGGCTTTTCTCTCGGCATATGTACACCTCCTTACTTTACTTTTTCAACCTTGACGCCTTCCTGAATTTCAATTCTCGGAAGGGCAAACTCAATGCACATTCTCGCAAGCTGTGAGATGTAAATTCCTGTCTTGTCCGAAATCTCGTTAAGCTCCTTGAGCGTGTCATTATCGACAACCGCTCTGATTGTGTTGCCCTCTTTAGGCGTCAACGGCTTTACGATTGGTACAATCAATCTGTCTGACATATAAACTCCTCCTAAAAATAAATATTACTCATCATCTGATTTTGGAAAATGATAATGATAGATTGTGTTGCCGTTAATATCAGTTTCAATTGTGCAGTCACCTCTGTAATCGCTTTTCAGCAGATTCATAAATTCTGCGATTTCATCGGGTGTGCCTGTTATCTGCATTGTTATCACCTGCTTTCTGTTTTACCTATCTTGATTTCTACACCTAAAGCCGTTAAGAGCCTGTCGGCATTTTCAAGAGAAATGCTTTTCGCTCCTTTCTCCCAGTATTGGATAGCCCTTTTTGTAAAGCCTGCTTTTTTAGCAAGTTCGTTTTGCGAAATTCCTCTTTGTTTTCTGTTTTCTCGTAAAATTTTACTAAATTCCTTAATGTGCATTGATTTCACAGTCCTTTTATGTTATACTATATTTAGTGGTGAACCCCAATTCACTAACTATATACAGAAAGCGAGGTGAAATTAATATGAATCATTCATCACTTAAGAAAAGTTTAATAATAGCTATGTCTTGTATCCCGGAAGTCGAAGGTTTAGAAGAAAACGACTTGATATTAACAACTTCTGCCGGAATCATTTCAGGTAAAGTGCCGTCTGAGCAGGAAATAGACGATGAAAAATCTTTGTACAGTGTTTTCTATAAGATTTGCGATAATACTAAAGAAGAATACTTAAAAAATATTACTTCTACAGATTCTGAACCTGTAATTGTTGGTAATGATGGTTACATAATCTTAAAAGATGTAAAAATAAGGTCAACATCGTCCAATACAATTACTCATATGCCTTTTATGGTTGTATTCTATGACCAAATCATCGGCGTTTCTATTGGAAATATTAACTGATGTTACTTTTGTTTGCTGACTTTGTACTTGCAATACAAGGTCAGCAATTTCTTTTGATGTACCTTTTACTGTTATTTCCACTATATCACTCCATTCCTACGCTGATTTCTACTGTTCGGCAAAGTCCGTTTAATGGGACTGTGATTGTGGTATTATTGATTGTGTGGGTGTTGATTGCAAGATTTTTATTAAGTTCACGAACCGTGTACTTAATTTGTAAAAAAAAGTTCCTCAATTGTAGTATTGAGAAATCTCGCTATTCTCAACTTAACCTCATCACGAGGAATTCTCTGACCTGTTTCATACATTGATAATGCGGATAAGCTGATTTTTACTGCATTTGCAAAATCTTCTCTTGAGATATTCTTGCTTTCTCTCAAGGTCTTGATTTTCTTGCCTATTACAGAAGCGTTCATTTTTAATCACCTCCTTGTTAAGTTCACATATCGTGTACCATTATGTTATCACAAGAATTTATGTTTGTCAACACATTTTGTGAAAAATTTTTCTTGATTTATTTCACAGTTCGTGTTATTATGTAGTAAAGAAAATTTCACAAGGAGTGATTTTATGTTCTCCGATGTACTTAGACAATTAAGGTTAAATGCAAACCTAAATCAAGAAGAACTCGCCAAAAAATTAGGTTGTTCTAAAAGTGCTATCAGTATGTATGAAAACGGCACAAGAGAACCTAACCTCGAAACATTAGAGGCTATTGCCGACTATTTTAATGTTGATATGAACACACTTACCGATTCAAAAACTTCTGCTGAACTTAATTCAGAACTTCAGGAATACCTTGAAGAACTTAAAAACAGAAGTGAAATGCGTATGCTGTTCAGCCTTGCGAAAGGTGCTACAAAAGAAGATGTTGAAAAAGCTGTTCGTATCATTGAGGCATTGCAAAAGGATGAATGATTATTGGGCGATATTTATATTAGAGGAATCGAACTGCCGCTGACTGTAAAAGGTGTTACTGTTGTGGATTCAGACGGTAATTTCAATGTTTACATAAATATTTTATTAAGTCATGCTGTTCAGCAAAAAGCAACAAAACACGAATTGAAACATATTAAATCAGGACACTTTTATGATTATGAGCCTGTTGTTTATAACGAACTTGAGGCTAATGCGATATGAATTAGGGTGATTGTAATGGGTAAGGAACAAAACACTTTGGCTTATACCTTAAAGCGCTGTAAGGAATACAATAACGACACCTTTCAGATGTTTGCAAAAGGCTGCAATTACTGTTCAAAATACGGTAACGGCAAAATTTATTCAATAAGCGGTACATCCGATAAATACCCTTCTATGATGACTATTCCCGAGGATCTTGTCATTGGCAGATGTCCTCATTGTGACAGAGCTATCTCGTTTGGTGTGCATTTTCCGGAGCTTGAAGATTTAGATAAACCGCTTTCTAACATTGAAGTCAAACAACTTGAAAGGCAGAGAGGTAAAACTATGGCAAACAATTCACTTATAACATTAAACTGCCCGAATTGCGGCAGTCAGCTTGAAGTTAATTCTACAGAGATGAAAACCAACTGCAAATATTGCGGCACTCAAATTCTTATTAAGGATTTCATTACCGAACGCAGAATTGATAAAAATGACAAAATAAAGGCACTTGAAGATTTGGTAAACAATGCGGCAAATAACGGCGATTATGCAAAGGCATATAAGTACAGCGAAGATATTTGCAAGCTCGATTCATCAAATGAAAACCTTGTCAAGATGAACCTTTTCGGCTTTATGGCAGGCAAGATTGATTTTAACAATTCATTGCTCGATGATTTGTACTCGTTTTCTCCCGATGAACACAGAAGCTACCTCAGCAGGATTTTAGGGGCAGTCAACACCCGTAAGCAAAACGAGCTTGACAAGGCTCTCAAAATTGCCAATGAGCAGAGAAGAAGAACCGAGGCGGCTCAGATTAACAACAAATATACCCCTGTTATTTTTCAGATAAATACCGAGATAAACAAGATGAAGCAAAAGCGTTGCAAGTGCGGTCATATGCTTGAATACAACGAAAATGTTTGTCCGAGCTGCGGTATGAATTACGGTGACTATCAAACCGAACTCACCCGTATTAAAAAGGAAAAAAACAAAAAAATGGTAAAATTGGGCATAATCATCGGCGTGCCTGTTGTAATTGCCATAGTCGTTTTTGCATTTGTTTACAATGCAAATCTTGTGAACAATATAAATACCGCAATTGACAGCAAGAATTATTCAAAAGCTGAACAGCTGATTGACGGCTATCAGGAGGCTAACCCTACACGAACAGATGTTTATGAACTCTACGCCGACCTCTATCTTGCAGAAAACAACCCCGAAAAAGCCATTGAAAAGCTTGAAGAAGGAGTCCGCCGTGTTTCCTCATCAGGCAAAAAAGATTTGCAAAATAAAATTGACGCAATCAAACAGGAATATAATTTGGAATAATCCCATGTCAAACCGTTGCCACAGCACCATACACCGACAGCCATGGTCTGCCGATTAAATAGAATAAATAAAGAAAGACCGCCCACAGCTGGCACTATGAGCGGTCAAAAATAGAGATAAAAAGGCACTAACCTCTTTATATTTTATTGTACATTTATTGATAGTATTTGTCAATATAAAAATAAGGAGGCAAAATAATGGGATTACTCTCTAAACTGTTTAAGCCAAAACAGCCGACACCACAACCGCAAACAAATGCAAAACCTGAAACTGGTAAATCACACTCTAAAAAGATGAAAGTTGCAGGTGTTACATTCGGCAACAGACAAGAATGTCTTAAAAGACTTAGGGCTGACAAGCAAGCAGGCAAGGTTGTTAATGTATCAATGCAAGAGTACAGCTATCAAGGTGAACCTGCAATTAAAATAATTGCAAACGGTATGGAGATAGGTAACTTACACACTGAAGATTGCGATTTTGTTAAAAATAATCAGTCACGAATTTTAGGTATCAAAGATTTGTATATCGGCTATGCTGAGGATATTAAAACTTATTACGCTAAAATTACGCTGATTATCCAAAATAAAACATAATAAAAAATCCGCCCTGCTCGACCGGAACTCGAACAGAGCGGAATCACCTACACAGGGTGCAGATGATGCGATATTATAACGCTACAATATTGTATCATATTCCCTTGTGTTTTTCAAGCAATTTTAAACACAAGGGATTTTTGCACCCTTTTTTCAGAAAAGGAGTGTATTAAATGCGTTGTAAAAAATGTAAAAAGCAAATTCCGGACAAATCTAACTTCTGCAATTGGTGCGGAACAGCAGTTGTCAAGAAACCGCACAGAAGAGCAGACGGAAACTATGAAAAATCAATCTGCATAAACGGCAGGCGAAAAACCTTTTATGCCAAGACCGAACGAGAGCTTACAAGGAAAATTGCAATGTACAGTGCTGAGCAGGAGCGTAGTAAACGATTTGATGAGCTGGCAGAGGATTACAAGGATAATTATCTTCCTGAGCTTTCCCCTACTACACAGAAAAGTTACAATACTATTCTTGATAAGTTTACAGATGAATTTAAAGGTCGTGCGGTAAATGAGATTAAGCCGTCGGATATTCAGAAGAGTATTGACAACCTTTCAAGAACATATACTGCGAAAACAAAACGAAACTACCTTGCCACATTGTCAAGTGTATTCTCTTTCGCTGTGAGAGCCTCAGAGTACGGAATTGACACTAACCCTTGTAACTATATTAAAATTAAAGGAAAGCCGTCCACGGAGCGTAGAATAGCCACAGATGAAGAGATTAAAATAATTTGCAGGAATACAAAAGTTCATTTTGGGTTGTTCGCATTCTTCTTGCTGACAACGGGTTGTCGCAGGTCAGAGGCTTTGGCTCTCAAATATGAGGATATAGACTTTAAGAATGATGTCATACATATAACAAAGTCGGTCACTTGGGAAAAATCAATCCCTGAATTGAAAGCTCCTAAGACAGTTAAAGGCATTCGTGATATTTTTCTTGTACCGCACTTGAAAGATGTACTGCCAAAACGAAAAAGAGGTCTTATCTTCCCTTCTTCCAAAGGTCAGTTGATGACGGAGTGTCAATATGCTATTGAATGGCATAAATATTGTGCTGAATCGGGATTAGATGATTATGCCAATGAAAACAACCTCTCTCCCTTGACTGCTCATTGCCTTAGGCACAATTATGCTACGATACTTAACGAAGCAGGCATTGACACAAAACAGGCTATGCAGTTGCTCGGTCATGCAAATGAGGCAACCACAAAAGATGTTTATACAGCGATAACTGAAAGAAAAAATAAATCCGACAAAGTTCTTGTAACGGAAAAATTTGAAAAACGCATTCAGGAAATCACCGCAGCCGATAACCCTTGATTTTACGAAACTTTTACGTAACTTGTATGTATTTTGATGTCTTTTTGTGTCCTGTACTGACACTCTGAAAGCAAAAGAAAAACAAGCCGATTGTTCGATGAACACTGAACTTTCGGCTTGTTTTCTTAACTTTTTTTGAGAATCTCAAAAAGTCACAATTTGGCGGAGACGGAGGGATTCGAACCCTCGTCCCTCAAGGGGCATCATGATTTCGAGTCATGTCCGTTATGACCACTTCGATACG